TGGAAGGGATGATTGACGATTTTGTGACTACTGGCAAATCGTCAGACAAGACAGTTGATATTGTTGCAAAATACAATGTCATGCCACAACATATCCCAATCATTGTTGATATCTGGAAACGCAAACAAGACGAATTTCAAAAACTTTCTGATGGCGATGAGTATCTTAAAGAAGGTTATAGTTTCTTGGGTAAGATTCAGATTCGTAATATCCTCAAATTCATTGACGGTGTTCTCAGCGATTTAAATAGCTATATCAGCATCAAGAAAGCAAGTAAGGCTCCACGCAAGAAGAAAGCAGTACCTGTAGAGAAGATTGTTTCTAAATTGAAATACTTGAAGTTGTTCAAGGATGTGGCTGCAAAGCTAGACTTGATTAGCATTCACCCTACAAAACTGCACGGTGCAAGTGAAGCGTGGGTCTATGACACGGCAAAGCGTAAACTGCATCACTACATTGCAGATGATTACAGCAAGACCTTTACAGTTAAGGGCAGCACATTGCTAGGATTTGATTCGGCAAAGAGTGAAGTAAAAACATTACGTAAGCCGGGTGAGCAAATCAAAGAAGTTATGGGTAGTAAGCCCGCAGCACGTAAGTATTTTACAGATATTAAAGCAGTGTCCACTACACCGAATGGTCGGTTTAATGAGGCAATGCTAATTTTGAAAGCATGGTAATGAACATAGATTTAAACAAATACAAAGATTTCGTAGAAGCTGTAACCAGCAAAGCAAGCAATGACTTGACTACGTTTATGGATACATGTGATCGGCTTGATGCTAATTACGAATTAGTTGACGGTGAGATGAAACATGGTCCTGATGTTAACATCCCGTTACTAATCACAGCATGTTTTGGTCTTGCCGCAGAAAGCGGTGAGTTTATTGAAGTGCCCAAAAAGATCATTTTTCAGGGTAAACCATTGTCTGATGAGAATGTCTACCATATGAAACGTGAACTCGGTGACATTATGTGGTACTGGGTAAATGCATGTCGTGCATTGAATCTTGATCCTAATGAAGTAATTGCAGAGAATGTACGCAAACTAGAGTCACGCTATCCAGGTGGCAAGTTTGACGCACACTATTCTGAAAATCGTAAAGACGGCGACTTGTAATGGGTCTGGGTCCGCCTAGTTGTGATACATGCGGGGTGTGGCTAACGCTACATCCTCCCTTTGTCAAAGAACAATCATGGCGGTGCCCCGTATGTGAGAAAGATTCACCCGATGGGTATACTCACTTGCAGACCAATGCATCAAAAGTATATGAGTATGATGAAGTGCCCTTTTTGAGATTTATGAAGGGCAAATCTCCTAATCCATAAGTTACCTGATAAATAGTATTATTAGGTAACACTTATGTCAACATATCCAACCGCCAGTCCTCTTTCTACCCCTTCAGGTCTAACTTTAGATGAATTAAAAGAAGGACTGTTTACCAATCTTAGATATCGTCTTGGTGACGGGATGATTGATATTGAATTGGATCCTCAACATTACGAAGCCGCGTACAATTACGCGATTAAGGTTTATCGTCAAAGGGCACAAGCTGCCACTGAAGAATCTTACATTCTAATGACTATTGAAAAGAATGTTGATACTTACACTTTACCTGCTGAGTTTATCAATGTCAGAAGTATTTTTCGTAGAACGATTGGACTAGAAACTGGACCATCTAGTAGTAGTTTTGATCCGTTCAGTAGTGCTATTTTAAATACCTATTTGCTTAACTATAACTATGCAGGTGGTATGGCAACATATGACTTTTATGCAGGGTATGTTGAGTTAGCAGCAAGGATGTTTGGTGGTTATGTAACATATACATTTAACCCAGTGTCTAAAGTATTGCGTATAGTACGTGATCCAAAAGGATCGGGTGAGCGTGTATTGATATGGGCCGATGTACAGAAGACAGAAGAAATATTATTACAAGATCCGGGCGCTGGTGTTTGGATTGGTGACTTTATCTTATCACAACTAAAGATTATGATTGGTGAAGCCCGAGAGAAATTCGGAACTATTGCTGGACCGGGTGGTGGCACAACATTAAATGGTACTGCTATGAAAGCAGAGGGTAAAGCAGCAATGGAATTACTCATTGAAGACTTGAAGAAATACGTTGACTATTCCCAGCCCTTAACATGGATACAAGGTTAATGAAAGCTAGTGAATTTATCGTTGAATCATTTAGAGTCAGTTTAGATAAACTTGTCCCTACACGAGATTCATACGACTGGAATCAAATGGATCCGGATGTAGTTGATATATTTACTAGGAGAGCAGGAACACCTGAATGGGATGATGAAGCTGGTACTTTATTTGTGGCTCCTCGTCCAGACGGAAACTATGATATCATAAATGGTCATCATCGTTATGCCGGATTAAAGAAAGCCGGAGCAAAAGACGCACTGGTTACTTTGAAAAACAATGAAGTGGATAGTTAACCTAAACAGTTTTCTTTTTCACACTCCTGTAATACAATAAGTATTGTTACAGGAGTTTTCTTTTATGATCATAGGAATTACAGGTTTAATAGGTTCGGGCAAGGACACCATTGCAGATTATCTTACTACACATCATGGTTTCAAACGAGTTAGTTTTGCGTCTAGTCTTAAAGATGCAGTAGCAGCAGTTTTTGGATGGGACCGAGAATACTTGGAAGGTACAACAAAAGCTAGTAGGAAATGGCGTGAGAAAAAAGATGAATGGTGGAGCAATCGTTTAGGCATAGAAATTACGCCAAGATGGATTCTACAGTATTGGGGGACAGATGTGTGTCGTAATCACTTTCACAATGATATCTGGGTAGCAAGTGTAGAACACAAGCTATTAAATTCCAAAGAAGATATTGTAATTACAGACTGTAGATTTTCTAATGAAGTTGCTGCTATCAAAAATGCAGGAGGGGTAGCAATTAGAGTGCAGCGCGGCCCTAATCCCGACTGGTATGATTCTGCGATATCATATAATAGAGGACCAAATGGTAATTCATCTTGGGCACTAAGCAAGATGAAATTAGATAATATGAAAATTCATGCTAGTGAATATAGTAGTATAGGATTAAAGTACAATTATATTATTGAAAACAACGGTACAATTGATGAGTTACATAATAAAATGTACGAGATACTCAATAGGCAATCTGAAGGTCTCCGCGCTGCCATGTAACTTCTTTTTTCTTAACCACTTCCACACAATTTAAACATATACTACGTAAATTAGTATGTTCTATATGTTCTAAGTTTCCGTCAATATGAAACACTGTTATTTGTGTAACAAATAAACTCTTAAAGCCACATAAATCACATGTGGCTTTTTTCTTATAACCACTCTTAGTCCAATTGGCTTTGTGTGGTTTTTGCTTCTGCTTCTTTCTACCACATTCGTCGCATATACTTCTGTAATGTGTAACACCATCACGTTTATAGTTTATTGCTGCGTGATTCTTGTTACATGTCTTACATATTGGACGTTGATTTAACATACTATATTTAGTTGTTTCCAACCTTCAAAGGTACGGTAATCCCATCTTTTTTTCATTTATTCATAAATAATAGTATGCAATTAGGTTGTAAACCTCAAAATTTTACTAAAGGAAAAATAAAATGGCATTAACATCACCAGGCGTAGAAGTCACCATCATTGACCAAAGTCAATACTTACCGGCTCCAGGCGCATCTGTACCGCTTGTAGTTTTCGCAACAGCACAGAATAAAGCAAATCCGTCCGGCACAGGTGTAGCACCTGGCACTACTGCGGCAAATGCAGGTAAATTATATCAAATCACAAGTCAAAAAGATTTGGCTGATTTCTATGGTGTACCGTTCTTCTATACAACAACTGCAGGAACACCAATCCAAGGGTACGAATTAAACGAGTACGGGCTATTAGCTGCTTATTCAGCATTAGGGACTACCAATCGGGTATATACATTACGTGCTGACATTGATTTAGCATCACTAGTGGGTTCAGTTGGTCGTCCTTCAGGTGATCCATTAAATGGGGCATATTGGTTAGATACTACTACTACTACATGGGGTATCTTCCAGTTTAATGCAACAACCGGACAATTTACACCAGTAACTCCAATTGTTATAACAGATTCAGCATATTTAACTTCCGGTACCCCTATTAATAGTTTAGGTAATATTGGTGATTATGCAATTAATGCTACTGTTCAAGCTGATGAAACATATCAACAATATTATTACAAAACTAGTGCTAATACTTGGACAGTATTGGGAAGCACTACTTGGCAAAGTGAATGGCCAACTGTTCAAGGTACAAATTCTAACCCTACACTAACTGCCGGTGACACTTTAATTATTAATTTAAGTGGGGTGTGGTCTACTACAATTACAGTTCCTGTATCCCCTAATAATAATGTTACAGGTGTTCAAAATGTTATCAATACACTGGGATACGCCTTTGTTACTGCAAGCGTAGTATCAGGTAAATTAGTCATATTGTCCACTCAACCCTCAACTACTGGTAATCAATATCTTGG